AACATTACGACTGCTTTCGGGGCCAGTCGCTGGAAGAACCGCTGCAGACAATCACCAAAACCCACGGCTACGCAATCGCGGTACCGCACCTGACGAAATTCAGAACAGGCGCGACAGGGCAGGATGTCACACAACCAGTCCCGACAATCACCGCTGGCACATCGCGGCGTCCTGGCGGGAATGGTCATGCTCTCGGCATTGTTGAGGCCGCGCTTACACCGTTCCTGGCTGGTAACGGTGGCAGTGAGTACCAGGCAAAGCCTCGCCCGCTGGATAAACCCGCTCACACCATACTGAAACAGTCTCGTGCCTGCCTGGTTGCGCCGGTTATCGCTCGCCAGTTTGGGGCCAGCATCGGTCACCGGGCAGACGAACCGAGCGCGACGATTACGGCGGGCGGTGGCGGTAAATCGCAACTGGTTTCCGCATTTCTGGCGAAGCACTACGGCGGAAACTATACGGGGCCGGGCGTCGGGCTGGATGAACCAGTCCACTCGGTGACGACGGTCGATCATCATGCTGTTGTGGCTTCTCACCTGGTAAAACTGCGCGGCACCTGTCGCGATGGTCAGCCCACGAGTGAACCAATGCCGACAGTTACGGCCGGTGGCCTGCATGTCGGGGAAGTCAAAACCACACTGGCGGTCGAAGACTACGACGAACAGCGCGCACAGCAAACGCTGGCGTTCCTGCGTGAATACTGCGGCGAGGAATGCACCGGGATGGTCGACATCAATGGGATAACGTACCGCATCGTCGATATCGGTATGCGTATGCTGCAACCGCATGAGTTGTACCGCGCTCAGGGCTTCCCTGACTGGTACATCATCGATCAGGATTGTCGCGGCAAGCGGTACGCCAAAGATAAACAAGTGGCCCGCTGCGGCAATGCAGTCCCGCCACCGTTCGCTGAAGCGTTGGTGCGCGCCAATTTGCCTGAGTTATGTGTAAGAAGGGAGGCAGCGTAATGGCTAAATCCGCAGCAGAGCGCAAAGCGGCACAACGTGCCCGCCAGTCTGCCGCTGGTGAGCGCAAAATTGAACTGGTGCTGGACGCTCAGGAACTGGACATGCTGGAGCGGAGCTGCGCCGCCCGGCGTCCTGGTCGTGCGCCGTACGAAATGGCGGAGTATATCGCGCTGCTGATCCGCCAGGATGATGCGCGGGTGAGTGGTCGTATCAAATCAATCAGTGCAAATTTATGCGGCAAATGCGGCGATGCGCTGCCGGTTATGTCATGCCCGTGTGAAGGTAATTCTCAGTGCTGGGTTACGTCTGGATGGCATGCTGTGAAACTGACAATGTGACATGTCACGCCAGTCTGTAACCTGTAATTAAACCGTCAGATAATGGCGGTTTTTCTTTATTAAACATATGGTTGAAAATTGACCTGATTTCCTGTTTTAACGTTTTGTGCCTTTAAAAGTTTGCACTTCCTGCCACTTGGGAGTATATATACTGTATGTTTATCCAGTGCATTGGTTGGGAGGGAACGTGTTCAAAAAGGCGGAGGTAGGGGAACATCTCCCCGATAACGGTCGCGTTCTCATCACCTGCAAAAATGGCAAGGTTACGGCTTTAAGAAATGTGTATGACGATGAGCATGTCGCATCGCTTAAGTCATTGTTAGAACTGGCAGAACAAGCAGGCTGTATCGTTGTTCAAAAAGGCAAAGTTAGGGTATAATTACGGTATCGGACTGAACACCCGGTAACCTGTATTTCTGAGCAATTGCTGCGCTAAAGGGGAAACCAATGGCGCAGTATTCATTTGTAAAATCAGCAGGCGGCGTTTTAATTCCAGCCACACCAGACGCCCGCGAGTTTATCGAGAAAAAATTCCGTCTGGGTGCTGTCCTGTATGCCGACTTTAAACAGGCTCGCAATGCAGCATTTCACCGTAAGTTTTTCGCGCTTCTAAATCTCGGCTTTGATTACTGGCAACCGTCAGGCGGTGCAATATCCCCGGCAGATAAAAAACTTGTTCGCGGATATGTGCAACTGGTGGCTCACTACGCTGGTCACGAAGAAACACTCCAGGAACTGGCTGATCAGTATCTCCGAGAAGAAGCGGAAAAACGCGCCGGAAATATCAGCGCAGTAAAATCCTTCGAAGCATTCCGCGCATGGGTAACTATCCAGGCTGGTTTTTATACCAGATACGAAATGCCTGATGGCACCACCCGCAACGAACCAAAATCCATATCGTTCGCAAAAATGGACGATATTGAGTTTTCCCAACTCTATAAATCCGTACTTGATGTGTTATGGAATTATATTTTGTTCCGCACATTTCCCACCCAGCAGGCAGCAGAAAACGCAGCCTCTCAATTATTCAGTTACGCAGCATGAAGAAAATCGATCTCACCAAACAGGCGCGTGGTCGCATCTGTACCGTGCGCATTCCGGGTATCTGCAATTTTGATCCAGAAACCAGCGTTCTTGCCCATTACCGCATGAGTGATACCTGCGGAACGGGTATTAAGCCCCATGACATGCAAGGTGCTATTGCCTGCAACTGTTGCCATGACGTCATTGACGGGCGAGTGAAAACCGATATTGATCAAGACACTTTGAGGCTATACCACGCAGAAGGTGTTTTCCGTACTCAGCAGATCTGGAGGGAGGAAGGCTTTATATGATTTATCCATCAACAACCGGGAAACTTGACGAAACATATCGTCTTCGAACGCTTGAATCCGTATGGATTCAGGGAAAGTTACGCATGTGGGGCCGCTGGTCACACATAGGTGGAGGGACTGGAGGAGACATGTTTAATGTGCTTCTCGCTTCGAAAAAAGTGAGTAAAAACGCCATACAACAGGTATTACAACACCTCAAAGCATCAGGTTTAAGCAAGGATGAGTTGCGGGAATATTTTGAGGATTTACTTGCCGGGAAAAATAAAAGTCACCTTTCGTTCTGTACTGATGCAGAAGGGCTTCTGATGGATGCAGTGATAGGTGAAATACTTATCCGTGCAGGGCATAGGCGCCTTTTTGGGCTTATCTGTTCGCGTTATAAATACAGGAAGAGTAAGAAAGCAATGGCGCGAGACCTTAACGAGAGACACCCAGAATGGTGCCTGAGAACCTGTGAGAGCAGGATTGATGTTTGGTTACAAATGGCAGAGGCAATGCTCTATCAACCAATGTGTGAAGTTTTCGATAAAAAACCTGACAGATTTCGATTGCACAATTGCGCGGGGGTTGCTTGAATTCAGTTAAGCTCGCGAAGCTTTACCCGCAGCGACAGATTAAAAGAAGAACCCGCCACGGCGGGTTTTTTCGTTTGCAGGTCTCGGTAATCATCGGGGCTTTATCACATTCAGGGCTCACTGACGGACGGCTCATAACCCAATCCGACAGGCGCTTGCGCAGAGCCCGCCCACAACATCAGGCTCACGGGAATCAATTACTACGTGCTTTGCTGATAAATCCAGCCCGTGAAGCCTGACCCTATCAAACACAGCACCCGCTAACTATGCGAGGTGAGGCTATGAAAATGAATGACAAAAACCCTGAATTCTGGGCTGCGGTTTTGACCGGACTCAAAAATGCGTGGCCCCAGATTCTGGGGGCGTCAATGGCCGGACTCATTGCCTACGGTCGACTGATATACGACGGTGCCACCCGTAAGAATAAATGGCTCGAGGGCGTCCTTTGTGGCGCTCTTTCTTTATGTATCACCAGTGCACTTGATGTTGTCGGGCTTCCGGTATCGATATCACCCTTTGTTGGTGGCGTGATTGGATTCGTCGGCGTGGACAAGTTGCGCGAGATCGCTATCAGCGCACTTAAAAAAAAGGCAGGAGTGAACGATGACAACCAGTAATGTTTCCCGCGGTATCCGCAACAACAATCCCGGCAATATCCGGTGGGGTGATGAGTGGCAGGGCCTGGTACCAAAAGCACAGCGCACTGATAAATCATTCTGTCAGTTCACCGCACCTGAGTATGGTATCCGGGCGATGATCATCATCCTGCGCAATTACCAGCGTAAGCATGGGCTGAACACGGTCACCGGCATTATTAAACGCTGGGCACCACCAAGCGAGAACAACACACAGGCGTATATCAACAGCGTGGCTCAGGCGACGGGCGTTTCCCCCGACCAGCGCATCGATACCAGCGACAGTCGTTTCATGATGAAGTTGTTGCAGGCCATCATTAAGCACGAGAACGGCAGCCAGCCTTACGGCTTCGATACGTTTGTTCGCGCAGTCGAACTGGCGGGGTAGTCATGAATATCGCGCTGGTGGAAAAATACTGGAAGCCACTGGCGGTGATATCGCTGGTGGCCGTTGCCTTCATTGCCGGAAATGTCTGGAGTGATCGGGGCTGGGAAAAGAAGTGGGCAGAACGCGACAGCGCTGAGTCGTCACAGACCGTGAACGCGCAGACCGCCGCTCGCATGATTGAACAAGGGCGAGCCGTTGCCCGTGAAGAGGCTGTTAAAGATGCACAAGCGAATGCCGCCAAAGCTGCTGCCACTGCTGCTGGCTTGTCTGCCACTGTTAACCAGTTGCGCACCGAAGCAACAAAAATTGCCACCCGCCTGGACGCAGCAAAGCACACCGCAGATCTTGCCGCTGCCGTCAGAAGCAAAACAACCAGCCCCGACGCCGGAATGCTCGCCGACATGCTCGGAGATATTGCAGCAGAAGCTAAACGTTATGCTGCAATCGCTGACGAACGCTACAACGCCGGAATGACGTGCGAGCGTATTTACGACTCGGTAAGAGAGTCAAACAATAAATCACTGGCCTCGCAATAGTGGGGCTTTTTTCTGCGCATCGATAACTCATTACTTCGGGAGTGATTTCATTATGAAATCTATCTCTCCGCCTTCAAACCTTGAAGTCCAGCCACAGGAGCCACAATGGTAAGGGAAATCATCGAACCCGCTTCCGACTTGTTTAAGACAGTTGGGACAATAAACCGCGCTGATATACCCACCCGCGGGATTTTTTCTAAAGGCCGCACCCATGTGCTCGACAAACTCATCCTTTGTCCGATAAGCCGCTATTTCCTTCTCAAGCTCTACGTTCTTGGCTTTCGCCTCGGCAAGTTCTTTTTCGGTGGCAGCATGGGATTTCTCAAGTACATCAATTTGCTCTCCAATGAAAGCGATACGCTCACGAAGGACCTCGTTGCTTTGAACCGCAGAGAGAGCACCAACAGCGCTTTTGATGGAACTGATAAATAGGCTGATATCCATTATCTTTTACCTGATCAACATGTGGGAAAGCCCAGCCTAACCTGGCAACAGGTTAATGAGTATCCTGATGTTTGATCAGTTGCGGCATTACAGAAGCTCTTCACTGAGGGGCTTCGATAATGCTTACCCGACAAGAAGCATAGATCTGGTGTCAACCAAAGAGGTGATCCTCATCTTGACGGCTCGCAAAGACGAGAAGTGACGGCGCAACTCTGAGAAGAAGTGGCAAGGTCGCGTTTATAAAATTCTGCAAATTGTGTCGACGAAACACCTCTCACAGAGTTTTGTATAAGTTTTGACAGATGGCGCTCTCGACAATTTCGATAGTGTATCAATCATAACCAGAGGAATGTTCTGTATGGCTGAAAATGAAGACAGTCGACCGTTCCCTCCTGTCAACTTCACTGGCGAAAACTGGTTGCCGTATACGCGAATTATTCCAGCATCAGAGATCGGAGAGTGGGTTAATCAGCACATTATCTCTGAAGAAGGGAGGCTCCATAACTCTGACCACAGTCACTTGCTGGGTGCTGACGTCGCATTTATGTGGGCCTCCGGCTCTTTCGCGAAGAAAGGGCGTTATGTTCTCGGTCAGGCAGAACAGGTAATGTTCCGCGCCGGTGGATGGCAGAAAGCCAGAATGGAACAGCAGATGTACGAATGGTTCGGGCGCATTCCGAAGTTCATCATCACGTTGGCCGCTGATTACTGCTCTCAATGTAGTGACCTTGAATTCTGCGCTCTGGTAGAGCATGAGCTTTATCATATCGCTCAAGCCACAGATGAGTTTGTTGGAGTTGTCCGGCGTTACGGTGCCAGCAAAGACGTGCAGGAAATGGTTGATGCGGCAAACAGGCCTGCGGAGGTTGCCCATATCGATGTTGCCAGGGCTTGCGGAACGTGCCTCCTCAAGCTGGCATAAATTTTATTCTCTTTGTCATGGAGGCGACCAATGGCAGCTTTATCGGCAGAGGTTAAAGCCTTCATCGTTCAATCGCTTGCTTGCTTTGAAAGCCCGTCAAAAATTATCGATCTTGTAAAAGAAGAATTTAACCTGACGGTTTCACGGCAGCAGGTGTCTGCTTACGATCCGGCTAATGCGATGGCTAAAAGCCTTAGCAAAAAGTGGATAGATCTTTTTCATACAACTCGCGAACGCTTCCAAAGCGAAATTTCTGACATCCCGATCGCTAACAAGGCATATCGACTTCGCGTTCTGGACCGTATGGCGACTAACGCAGAGAAAATGAAAAACCTCGGGATGACGGCTCAGCTTCTGGAACAGGCTGCAAAAGAGGTTGGTGATGCATACACGAACCGGCTCAAGGTGGAAAGCACCGGAAAAGACGGCGGTCCAATCAGAACGGAAACCGTATCCCTGTCTCCGCAGGAGGCTGCAGATATCTACAAAAAATTCATGGGCTGAAAAATGCAAAAACAGGCGCTTTGAACCGAAAAAACATCATGCACTTTTTGACCCATTTTATGCACATTTTATTCATCCCGATTTGACCACTTTATTGTTCAAAACAGAGGCTTCGCGCCGTTTGCTCGATGAGGGCTGTTACGCCAGTTCGGGTAACGACCATTATGTTAAATATGGGCGTTTTTGATGAAATTATCTTGTAAAAGGGGCGTGCCAGCCCCTGAGGAAAAAACGAACTTAAAAACCAGAGGTATCGCGAACTGGGGCGGTTGGGGCGTTGGTCTTGACTGACTGAATCCCGTTTAATGCAGCTTGTTTGCTTGAGTACATTTCACTCTGAGCGATAGTTTCGCCATTAGCCGCTTTGAGAACAAAGAAGTATTTCTGGCTAAGCAAGGTGTTACCGCTTTTCTTGAGTTCAAAATATCCCATTTCATATTTCCTGTTGAACCGTCGGTCGACGGCTAACTCAGTATGGAAGTATTGAAGAAATAAAAATCAATACCGGATCAAAATTATGCCGTTGCCGTTCCCCTTTGACTTCCGCAAACCGGACTATACCGCCGTGTTTGAGTGGAGAATGGAGAGGCTGGAGCGGATCAGGAAAGCGCCTGAAATGCTTCCGGCGCTCCGCCAGTTTTATCGCGATAACCCGGCTCAGTTCATCATTGACTGGGGCATGACGTCGGACCCGCGTAACCTCGATTATGGCTTGCCTGCAACCATCCCGTTTTTACTGTTCCCCCGCCAGGAGGAATGGATTAACTGGATCATGGAACGGCGCTCAAGGCTTGAACATGGCTTGACTGAAAAAAGCCGCGAGATGGGGCTGAGCTGGACCTCTATTGGCCTGGCGTGCTCCCTCTGCCTGTTCAACAAAGAGATGGTGATTGGCTTCGGTTCCCGTAAAGAGGAATACGTCGACAGCACCGGCGACCCGAAAGCGCTGTTCTGGAAAGCGCGTAAATTTGTTGAGCTACTCCCGGTTGAGTTTCGCGGTGGGTGGAATGAGAAAAAACATGCGCCGTATATGCGCGTGGAGTTCCCGGAGACGGGGGCGGTCATTAAGGGTGAAGCCGGCGATAACATTGGTCGTGGTGACCGTACCACGCTTTATTTCGTGGATGAGGCGGCATTTCTTCAACGCCCATTACTGATTGATGCGGCCCTTTCCCAGACAACCCGCTGTCGTATCGATCTCTCATCGGTCAATGGCATGAGCAACCCGTTTGCGCAGAAGCGGCATAGCGGGAAAATCCCGGTATTTACCTTCCACTGGCGCAGCGATCCGCGTAAGGATGATGAGTGGTACCGGAAAGAGTGCGAGAAAATTGATAACCCGGTCATCATTGCGCAGGAACTGGATCTGAACTATCAGGCATCAGCCGAAGGTATTCTGATTCCTTCTGAATGGGTACAGGCAGCCGTCGACGCGCATATCAAACTGGGCATTCAGCCCAGCGGTCAGCGCCTCGGCGCGATGGATGTGGCAGACGAAGGTAAGGATAAAAACGGCTTCTCCGCACGTTACGGCTTTCTGCTACAGGATGTTAAAGAATGGTCTGGTGAGGGTAGCGACATTTATGCTTCCGTCGTGAAGGTATTCGGCTATTGTGACGATTTCGGACTCGATGAATTCCGTTTCGATGAAGACGGGCTAGGAGCCGGGGCGCGTGGCGATGCCAGGGTGATTAACGAACTTCGCCAGGCCGAACGGCTGGGTTACATCACGGCGACGCCGTTCCGTGGCAGTGGCAGTGTCTTTGACCCGGAGGATGAAGCTGTCCCCGGCGATAACGGCAAACCTGCCCGACTGAATAAAGATTTCTTCGCGAATGCAAAGGCGCAAAGCTGGTGGCATCTTCGCAAACTCTTCCGCAATACTTTCAGGGCGCTACAGGGCATGGATTATGACCCTGACGAAATAATTTCCATCAGCAGCGCCATAGAAAACAAGGACCGCCTACTGATGGAGCTATCACAGCCTACATGGTCAAAAAACGCTGTCGGGAAGATTCTTGTGGACAAACAGCCTGAAGGTACGAAGTCACCTAACCTGGCCGACTCAGTGATGATCAACTACGCGCCAATGAACACGGCGATGGATATCTGGGCGAAACTTGGAGCATAACCATGGCGAAAAAAACAGGACGAGTCGCCACGGCGGATTCGTACGATAACTTTGTTGCTCGCGTTGGTATGCAGCAGCCTAACCAGCATGCAGCGTCTACATATCGAGCAAATTACACGAGCCGAAATCGCCTGTTAATTGAATGGGCATACCGCTCTTCATGGATTATTGGCGTAGCCGTTGATGCCATCGCTGATGACATGACGAAAAAGGGTGTTCGCATTACCAGCGAAATTGACCCGAAGAGAAGGGGCGTCCTTGAGTCGAGATTTGAAGAACTGCAACTTTGGGAAAGCCTGAACGAGTCTCTCAAGTGGTCACGTCTTTACGGAGGTGCTGGTGCGTTGATCCTGATTGAAGGACAGGCACCATTGACACCACTCATCCTGGATAAAGTTGGAAGAGGTAGCTTTAAGGGGCTGGCTGTTCTTGACCGCTGGATGCTTAACCCGCAGTTAGGCCGCCGTATTAAAACGCTCGGTCCAAATCTCGGCAAACCAGAATTCTACGACATCGTCACAACGGCACAGGGATTGCCAGCCTGGACGCTGCACCACAGCCGCCTCATTCGCATGGACGGTGTGAAATTACCCTATCAGCAGAAGATTACCGAAAACGAATGGGGAATGTCTGTCGTCGAACGTATCTTCGACCGCCTGACATCTTACGATAGCACCAGCGTCGGCGCAGCGCAGTTAGCTTACAAGGCGCATCTTCGAACAGCAAAAATCAAAAAGCTTCGCGAGATCATAGCAATGGGCGGGAAACCGTACGAGGCGTTGATCAAGCAAATGGATATGGTTCGCCAGTTCCAGACTAATGAAGGTATGTCTCTATTCGATGCTGAGGATACGTTCGAAACTCACTCATACTCATTCGCTGGGCTTTCCGACCTGTTAAGTGAATTTAAGGAAGATATTGCTGGCGCCGTTGGGATCCCCTTGGTTCGAATGTTTCGCCAGTCTCCCAAGGGTTTTTCAACTGGCGATGCTGACTTGGCAAACTATTACGGCGACGTGGGAACGCAGCAGGAGCGAGATCTACGCCCACACATCCGACTACTGTTTGACGTACTGCATCGTTCGGAGTTTGGTGAACCTCTGCCAGACGATTTTACCTTTGAGTTTAACCCGCTATGGCAGATGAGCGATGTCGACCGCTCGACTGTCGCGACCAATACTACGAGTGCCCTTGCTACAGCGGTCCGGGAATTGGGAATGTCGCCAGCGGCCGCGCTGACAGACCTGCGTGAAATGGCTGACGTCACCGGTATCGGGTCGTCCATATCCGACGAGGACATCAATTATGCGAAAACCCAGTGGGAGGAGGATGAATCTGAAACCAGCCCTCCGCCGACGATCGGAGATCCAGTACCGCAAAAGCCTGTTGGCGATAGCAAACCAGATCGGGGGAATCGTAGCAGGCTCTTACGATGGTTCACAGGCCAGCGCTGACAAAACCGCCAGCATTCTTGTGGACTATTCGGACGTCATCAGCGACTGGGCGGAAATGGTCGGTCGCAAAATGTTTGATCAGGTCGAGCGAGAAGAGTGGAACCAGTGGCGATCTGTCTCAGAAGAGATTGCCGCTGGTCTGCGTGATGTGGTGGGTAACACTCCTGTCGGGCAGGTGGCGCAGGATATCGTTTATCGTCAGATCCAACTGATGAAGTCCCTGCCACTGGAAGCCGCAGAACGGGTCAAAGACATTCAGGAACGTGCGATACAGGCCGTTATCAACGGTGAGCGCCCGGATCAGCTTTACGAAATGATCATGGCCTCCGGTGATGTGTCCGCCAGCAGGGCGCAACTGATTGCCCGTACTGAGATTGGTCGCGCTACCGGCGCGCTGACTCAGGCCCGAGCCCTGTCGGTTGGCTCAGAGGGATACTGGTGGCGTATTGAAGGTGCAGGGACGCGTGATTCTCATCGAAAAATGAAAGATAAATTCGTTCGCTGGGATAGCCCGCCGACACTGGACGGCATGACCGGACATGCCGGATGTTTACCAAACTGCAAATGCTGGCCGGAAGTACAGATACCAGAGCCGAGAAAGTGAAAAATACGGCGTTGAGCATTCATTTTATGCGAACTGCAATACCCGCGAAATGTTATGGAAATGTTATGCGCGAAAAGTCCGTTTTTCAGCCTGGTTAATCGCTACTTTTACAGCTTTGAGGGGGCATTTTAAACGAGTCCATTTTCGTCGGTACGGGTAAGAACCCTTATGTTAAATAGCCCGTTATTTTGAACATTTTTCCCATCTGACAGGGTCGCTAATGAGCGGCCTTTTTACTGCCCGCAATCCAGCAGGTAAACCATGAAATATTTCTTTAAAACCCGCCTGGGGAACACCCGTTTCCAGTTGGCTGATGGCTCGGTGCTCTTTAAAGATGTGCCGATAGGGCGCACTGGCGAGCAGGAGTATGACGCCACCGAACGCCCGGAACTTGTTCCGGATGCCCGAGGAAAGGTGATTGTCAGACGCACGCCGGAAGAGGTCTTTAGTGAGCGTGCGATGGCTTCCTTTGAAGGTATGGCAGTGACCATCGGACACCCTCGAGACTTCAACGGGGAAATTATCTTTGTCACCCCGGAGAACTGGCGCCAGCTAGCCAACGGGCACATTCAGAACGTCAGGCGCGGGCAAGGTTCAGAATCCGACCTGTTGCTTGCTGATGTGATTGTTAAAACCCCCGAGGGGTTACAGGCCATCGACGATGGTGACGATGAGGTCAGTTGTGGGTATGACGCTGATTATGAACAAATCTCACCCGGCCTCGCAAATCAGTCTGCGATAACCGGTAACCATCTGGCCCTTGTCCCAAACGGGCGGGCCGGTTTCCGCTGCAAAATAGGGGATGCTATGCCTAGCACGACTAAAAACTGGTTTACCCGGCTTTTAAAGGCCCGTAAAACCAACGACGCCGCCGAAATGGCGAATCTGATCGATAATCCGCCGGATAATATGACTGGCGATAATGATGATGTATCAACAGCCGTGACTCCGGGCGGCGTGGTCATCAACCTTTCCCCCCAGAGTCCAATGCCTGCGCCGACTTTGCCTGTCACGACCGACTCGGAAGAAGAGATCCCGGAGTGGGGGAAAGCGCTGATTGAAGCCGTGGCGAAGCTCACTCCGGCTGCTCCGGCGACGGCTGACGAAGATGAAGACGAGAAGGGCGAAGAAGAGGGCGCTGTTACTGGAGACGCTGCTTACCGCGCCGACCTGATTCAGCCAGGCATTCAGTTGCCAGCGAAAGCGAAACCTACGGCGTTCAAACGCCAGATCCTTGCCGCTGCCGATCAGTCACTGGTTCGTTCCATTGTGGGCGATGCGGATGTGACAAAACTGAAAAAAGCCACTGTGGATATGGCGTTCAACGCCGTTTCTGAACTGGCGAAAAACCGCAACACTAACGCGCAGACTGTCGACAGTTTCCGCACGATGACCACTACCACCACAAAATCTATCGCGGAGATCAACAAAGCCGCGAAAGAAATCTGGGCTAAACGAGGCTAAAACATGGCTAACACCATTCTTTACCGGATGTCTTCGGGCATCGCCGGGGCTATTTCACGCCCGCAGGATTTAACCGTCGAGCCTCATGTACTCGATTCCACAAAGCCATTCGCGGCGTATGGTCTGGGCGGAAAAATATCTGGCGGAAAATTTGTTCCTGTTGAAACGGGCGATGAGGCTACGGTGCTGGCGGGGATTTTTGTTCGTCCTTACCCGACGGCATCACAACCCGACAAGATTCGCCAGGTTGGCACTGGCTTCAACTTTTCCGGCGACAACCTGAAGCGTGGTTATGTCACGGTCAATATCGGTGGCGACGCGTCAGCGGTTGCCCTGAACGCGCCGGTCTATATGCGCGTTGATACACCGACCGAAACCAGCCCGCTCGGCGCGTTCCTCGCCGCTCCTGACGGTACGAACACCGTCCAGATCACCAATGCTTACTTCAATGGTCCCGGCGACGCCGACGGGAATATTGAACTGGCGTACAACATTTAAAGGGAGCATTAAAAATGCCAATGACCTTTGATCAGGCAACAGTCGACAGCACTGGTGCTTTCCTTGTTCACGAACTGGAGAGACTCGACCAGACGCTGAACCTTCCGCTGACGTCCCAGACATGGAGCCGCGATATTGAACTGCGCGAAGACATTTCTATTGCGGATGAGATGAGCTCTTTCACCAACACTTCCTTTGCGGCAGCAGGCACACCGAACGCGAATGGTAAAAACTGGATTAACCAGCTTGCGACCGCTATCGCTGGTCTGAATGTGGATATTACAAAAACAGGCTTTCCTCTGGAATTGTGGGGGATGGAGCTTGGATGGACGGTTATCGAACTGGCCGCAGCGGCGCAGGTTGGCCGTCCTATCGACACCCAGAAATACGACGGTATGCAGTTGAAGTGGAACATGGATACTGACGAGCAGGTGTATATCGGAGATTCGGTGAAAGGTGCTAAAGGTCTGCTGAACCTGTCACAGGTAACCCCGACGAACGCGGCGAAGACCTGGGCGACGTCCTCTCCGGACGAAATCCGCGCCAGCATCAACCAGGTACTGAGCAATGCGTGGATCCGCTCGGCTTATTCGAAAGTACCGGAAGATTTGCTGATCCCGCCGGAACAGTATTCCTTCCTGGCGAGCACCATTGTTTCTTCTGCGGGTAACCAGTCACTGCTGACCTACCTTGAAACCAACACGATCGCTTTCCACCAGAACGGCAAGCCGCTGAACATTCGCCCGGTTAAATGGTCTATCGGTCGCGGTGTGGCAGGTAAAGACCGTATGGTCGCGTACACGAACGATAAAAAGTTTGTGCGCTTCCCGATGGTTCCTCTGCAGAGCGTTCCGATTCAGTACCGCGGCATTTATCAGCTTGTGACCTACTACGGCAAGCTGGGTGCAGTTGAGCCGGTTTATCCGGAAACCCTGAACTACATGGATGGCATTTAATCCAGATACAGCCCCTTCACAGGGGCTTTTTTCTAAGGAATTCCAATGAAGAAAATCTATGTACTGACCGCGTTCAACTTCAACGACGGCACCAGCATCAAGACGTTTACTCCCGGGTTTCATGACGTCGAAAGCGATGTGGCAGATCACTGGTTCGTGAAGGCGCACTGTTCGCCTGATGGTGAGGCCCCGGCGCTGGAAGACGACCCACGTATTGCCGAGCTTGAAGCGCTGGTGGCAGAGCAGGTGACCCGTATTGCCGAGCTTGAAGAGCAACTTGCAGAGGCTAAAGCCAATGGCAAAAAACAAAAGCCTGCCGACGCCTGAGAAATTCCGCGCTGACTTCCCGCAGTTCGCTGATGAAACAAAATACCCCACGCCGATGATTCAGGCCCGTCTCTCTCTGGCGGATGTGCTGATGAGTGAATCCCGGTTCGGTGAAGACATTTTCCCCTATGTCGTTGAGTTATTCGTTGCGCATTACATGGCGCTTTACGCAGCGGATCAGCGTGGCGCCGCGGTTGGCTCTTCCGGCGGTGCGAACAGCGGGGTGCAGACATCAAAATCAGTGGACAAGGTTTCTGTCAGCTATGACGCCAGCATGACCATGAATCCTGATGCGGGTTTCTGGAATAACACCCGCTACGGCTCTGAGTTCTGGGAATACCTGATGATTTTCGGCGCCGGGGCTATTCAACTGGGGACACCGTAATGAAAAGCGGTCTGACGGTGCGAACGGACAACGCAGCGTCTGTCCTGGAATCCCTGCGCCAGTTATCCGGTATGGATGTGCTGGTGGGGATCCCGCAAGACAAGGCAGCGCGGGAAGACTCTCCGATAAGCAACGCGGAACTGGGCTACCTCCACTCAACCGGCGCAACGGTGGAAATTGACGGTGAGACCGTTACGTTACCGCCGAGGCCATTTCTTGATATGGGGATCGAGGATTCAAAACCCCGAACTACTGCGCACCTGAAAGCGGCGGCAACTGCTGCGCTGGAGGGGCACACAGAAGCAGCAATGCGTGAGCTGGAAAGCGCCGGACAGATTGCCCGTGATGCTGCAAAAGCCGTTATCGGTGCTGGTGACCGCCTGCATCCTCTTTCTGAGAAAACCCTTGAACGCAGGCGGGCCGAAGGCATTCCCGGCGAGAAGCCGCTGTATGCCCACGGTTACCTGCTGCGCTCCATTAACTACGTCGTGAGGAAAAAATAATGCCTTTTCTCGATGTGAGTGAGGTTCTTCTCGATCCTGACTTCATGGACACCAGTCTGGTTTGTCACCGACAGGTTCAGACGGTTGATGAGGATAATTTCGCGACAAATACCCCGCAGGATATTCCGTTTTCCGGAGTAGTGACTGTCGATCGCTCCCTCGAGGCGAAACGTATGGCCGCAGGTCAGAACATCAGCGGAGCAATCCTCATCGTGACGCAGTTCAGATTAACGCAGGGCCAGCTAGGTACAGACAGTACCCCGCGACTGGATGCCGATATCGTGACCTATAGCGGACGCGATTATCGCGTGACGTTCGTCGACCCGTACACCCGCTACGGTGCCGGATTCGTCCAGGCACATTGTGAGCTGGTGGACTTTGACGGAGGAACGCCGGATGAGTAACGACAGCACCACGCGCGGATACCTGACGCCTGCCGCTGATGGACCAGCCTACGATGAGGCGCTGGAAAGGGAAATCAGCCGGTGGATCCGCGGCGTCACCGGGTTACCGGCCAAAGCGGTTTTTCCCCGGTGGACGGATCCGCAACCGTCGATACCGAAAAACGGGAACACATGGTGTGCATTCGGCATCACGACCGTACCGCTCCCCGGCATGCCCGCGAATATCCAGGTGGATGAGAATACCTCTGATCAGTGGGCATGGGAGAGCGTGACGGTCATTTTATGCTTTTACGGTCCGCAGGGAGCCAGCACGGCGACGACTTTCAGAGCTGGTCTCTTTGTTGAGCAAAACAACACAGAGCTTAACCGCGTCGGACTATCCCTCAGCGATGCCGGCACCATTTATAACCTGCCCGAACTGATTAATAAGCAGTGGGTGAGGCGCTACGACCTCACCGTCACGCTGACCCGTAAAACCATCCGCACCTACAACATTAAATCCATCGTTGAACCCAACGTTACAATTTCAACCGGAGATTGATCATGGCGAAAGGCTTGCCTTTAAATCGCGTCACCAACGTGACTGTGACGCTTTCAGCCAGAGCAGCACAGGGCCGAAACTTTGGCTCTATGCTGCTTCTGGGTAACTCGAATGTTATTCCGATTGCCGAACGTCTGCGCCTTTATTCAGCCCCGGACGATATCGGCGATGATTTCGGTGTGGACAGTGAAGAATATAAAGCTGCGGTTATCTGGTTCTCCCAGTCGCCGCGACCGACTCAGGTCTACGTTGGGCGTTGGGTGAAAACCCTCGAGTCTGCGGAAACCGGTGAACCGGAGACCCTGCTGGAAGCGGTGAATGCACTGCTGGATTTTAATTCCTGGTACGGGCTGCATCTCGCCGTCCCTGAGGCCGACTATCCTTCTGACGCGGATATGATTACCGTTTCGGCGGCAGTGGAATCAGCGACTGTCTCCCGCATTCTGGCGATCACCTCTGATGATGCGGATGTTATGAGTACGGTTGTTGAAACGGATCTCGCGTCGAAACTAAAAGCGGCGAAATACAGCCGTTCTTTTATTCAGTACTCATCTACCAGTCGCTACGCCGCGCTGTCTTCGTTTGGTCGTGCCTTTACGGTCAACTTCAACGGTAGCAACACCACTATCACCCTGAAGTTCAAGCAACTGCCAGGTGTGACCTACGAAACCATCAGTACGTCACAGGCGAACGCGCTGGAAGCGAAAAACTGTAACGTTTACGTTTATTACGAGAACGATACGGCCATTCTTGAACAGGGCGTGATGTGTAATGGCGACTTCTTCGACGAGCGCCACGGTCTCGACTGGCTGCAGAACGCGGTTCAGACCGCCGACTACAACACGCTGTACACCAGTACCACGAAGATCCCTCAGACCGACGCAGGGACAACCACCCGTATCGCCAACATTGAGAAGGTGCTTGATGTGGCTGAACGAAACGGCCTGTTTGCACCTGGCGTCTGGAGCGGTGGCCCTATGGGACAACTCAATACGGGCGATACCCTGACGAAGGGCTATTACACCTGGGCTGACACCGTTGATAACCAGTTGCAGACCGATCGTGAAGCACGCAAAGGCGTACCGATTCAGGTTGCTGCCAAACTGGCTGGTGCCGTTCATTACGGCGACGTCGCAATCACCGTAGTGCGTTAAGGAGAAAAAATGTCTACGTATTCTTTTCTCGATGTATCAGGCACCCTGGCGGGCCCGACCGGAACTATCGATCTCGGTTCTGGCTCAGCTAACTCCGAAGAGGGTATTACGCTGTCGATGACTGAAGCCAAAAACACCATGACAATCGGTGCTGACGGCGAAGTAATGCACAGTCTGCATGGCGGCAACAGTGGGACGCTGACGGTTACTCTGTTGAAAACTTCTCCTGTGAACAAAAAACTGTCGCTGATGTATAACGCGCAACGCCTGTCTTCTGCGACCTGGGGGAATAACGTGATCGTGGTGCGTAACAAGGTCTCTGGCGACTTTTTCACCGCCCGATCCTGTGCGTTCCAGAAACAGCCGGACTGGAATAACCCTAAGGTCGCCGGAACGGTAGCCTGGGTATTCGACTGCGGCAAAGTTGACGGCCTGCTGGGGGAGTTTTAACCAATGGAATTTGAAATCAAGGGCATTAAATACAATGCCGGGAAACTCAGCGTTTTTGATCAGTTGAAGGTTTCTCGTAAATTGCTGCCAGTTCTGGCCGGTGTGCTGGCGGATTTTGGAAGTGTTCGCGCGATGCTTCCTGCTGGTGGCATGGAAAACGCGAATCTCGATGCGCTGGCACCGGTACTTGAAAAAGTGCTGCCGCGTATGGCCAGTGAGCTCTCAGCACTGAGCGAAGAAGACACCAACGCGATTATTCACCCCTGCCTTGCGGTAGTTGCTCGCCAGAACGGGAAAACATGGGCGCCGGTGTTTAACAGCGGTCAGTTGATGTTCGACGATCTCGACCTGTTTTCCATGCTACAGATTGTGGCGCGGGTGGTCGCCGATTCGCTCGGAAATTTTTTGCCCGCACTCCCTACCAGCGCGACGCCGGACCCGTCTCAGGATTAACTCTTAACAGCCTGCCTGACGGGCTGTCTTATCTCCTTGACCCGGTGGATGCCGGGTTAATTCCTTACTACGCGTTGAAGGATGGATCTGTCGATCTGTGCGATATCGCGCTGATGAATGACCATCTGGCTGTTAAGGCCGACAACCAACGCCGGATTGATAAATGGAGAGAGGCTAATGAACGCGGAGACTATTAAAGATTTCCTCGTATCGCTGGGATTCAGCCTTGATGAGTCCGGGTATCAGAAATTTAATTCTGTGCTTACGGGAGCGACCGCTAACGCGATCAAAATGGGGCTGGCGGTCGAAGGGGCTGCGCTCTCCGTTGTGGCATTCACCGCGAAAATAGCCTCAGGACTTGATCAGCTTTACTGGGCATCGCAGCGCACTGGTGCGACGGTTCAGGGGATTAAGGCGGTAGGCTACGCCGTTTCTCAGGTTGGCGGCAGCGCCGACGCTGCGCGCGGTTCGCTGGAAAGTTTGTCACGTTTTATGCGTAACAATCCAGGCGCTGAGGGATTCCTTAACCGCCTGGGCGTTCAGACGCGTGACGCCAGTGGCAAAATGCGGGATATGTCCACCATCTTTACGGGTGTTGGACAGAAGCTCAGCAGCATGCCGTATTACCGCGCCAACCAGTATGCACAAATGCTGGGGATTGATGAAAATACCCTGATGGCAATGCGCAGGGGCGTCGGGCAGTTCAGCGCGCAATACTCGGCGATGGCGAAAGCGATCGGCTTCAACGCTAACGAGGCCGCCGTTTCCTCCAACCGCTTTATGACGTCGCTGCGCGCGTTCAGCGAAGCCGCTGGAATGGCGCGCGATAAGATTGGTGCCACACTTGCCGGCGGTCTTGTCGGGAGCATGGATAACCTGCGGAAACAGTTGCTGGATAACTGGCCGCGTATAGAAGCTGTGCTGACGAAAGTCATCAAGGGCATTCTCTGGGCTGGTGATGCCATTACGCGCGTACTCTGGCGCGCTGGTGGCGCCGTCAGTGACATTATCGACTGGTTTAAACGGCTCGACCCGGCAACCCAGCAGTTGATCACGTTGTTCGGTGCACTGTTAGTTGCCTGGCGGCTGCTGAATTCCGCGTTTCTTGCGTCACCCATTGGCATTGTCATGATGCTGGCGGGCGCACTGGTCCTGCTCTATGACGACTATAAAACGTGGAAAGAGGGCGGCGACAGTCTTATCGACTGGGAAAAATGGGCTCCCGGCGTCAACGAAGCGCTGAAAAACATCAAAGAGCTACAGGACAGCATCAGCGGTCTGACAGATTCCCTGTTGAAACTGCTCGGTATTGATCCGAAATCGTGGTCTCTGAAATGGGATGTTCAGAACTTCATCACACAGATGGGTGAATTCAGCAAGATGCTGAACCTGATCGCTGACCTGTTGAACGCAATAAACGAGGGGCGATGGAGCGACGCGGCCAGCATTGGCAGGCAGCTACTCAATCAGGGCAGTGGTCAGCCTTCCGCAATGCCTGCTGTCACCGACAGCGCCAACAGCACAGCGGAATGGATCAAGAATAAAACTGGCTGGGACCCGCGTTTAGTGGGCCAGACAGTCCGTGGATGGTTTGGTGATGATGAACCAGAGCAACACGCGCAGGCTACGAAACGCGGAGAACGAAATAACAACCCAGGCAACCTTAATTTCGCAGGACAGGCGGGGGCGGCGCTCGAACGTCCGGGCGGCAGATTTGCCCGGTTTGAAACTGCTTTCGATGGTTTACGTGCGCTATCACGACAACTGACGCTCTATGCTGGTCGCGGAATAAACAGCATAGAGAAAATCATCTCGACCTGGGCACCCGCCTCTGACAATAACAACACTGCAGCATACATTCAGGCAGTATCTGAACGGCTCGGTGTGGATCCGCAGGCAGCCCTGAATATGAGCGACCCGCAAACCATGTCCGCCCTGATGAGCAGCATTATCCATCATGAGAATGGAAGGAATATCTATTCCGGCGAGCTCATCAACAAAGCGGCCATAGCTGGTATTGGTGGAACGCAGGTGAGTCAGAACAACAATTATTACATTTATGGCGGCGGGGATGCTCGTTCTGTTGGTACGGAGGTCGAACGCCGACAGCAGTCATCAAACGCCCAGGTGATGCGTGGCAACCAGGTTAAGGTGGGCTAATGGATATTCTCTCAACGCTGTTTCAGCAGCAGAGCCGGAAAATCGGCGTGATTATCCCCAGTGTTGTCGTTACCGAGAAACACAGCGATACGCTGGAGATAACCGAACACCCGGTTGAAGTTGGTGCCGCTGTTGCGGACCATGCTTACAAGCGGCCCTCCGAGGTGGTGATGGAGGTCGGTTTTGCTGGTGGTGGTTCTCTCCTGGACTTTGCCAGCAACCTGACGGCTACCGGCTTACTCGGTCTGAGCCCGCAGGAGACTTATCAGGAGATACTCGACCTGCAGGAAAGCCGCATTCCATTCGATGTGGTAACCGGTAAACGGCTGTACAGCAACATGCTAATCCGTGCCCTGGAGGTGACGACCGACAGAACGACTGAAAATGTCCTGTCTGCCGTTCTCACTCTGAGGGAGGTTCTCATCTCGCAGACGCAGCAGGTAACCGTTGCGGATAAAACCGATATGAAGGATGGCGTCAGTACGTCGGCGGTGCTCAATACTGGTACCAAAACGACTAAACCGCCTAACACTTCTTTATTGCAAAGTGGCGCGACATTACTGGGGTTTGGCTAATGGCGATTCAGGAAATACCACTTACGGCGGACAACCAGCAGTTCAGCACCATAATCGCGGGAGCTACCTGGCGAATTAGCATCATCTGGCGCGATCTGTACTGGATTATGGACCTGCAGAATGACAGAGGGGGGCCGGTAATTTCCGGCATCCCTCTTGTCGCCGGCGCTGACCTACTGGCGCAGTATGCGTATATGAATCTGGGTTTTAAGTTGGTGTTGGTCTGCGACGACAGTGTGCAGGATTACCCGACGAAAACCGATCTGGGTGGCCGCAGTCATTTACTGGTTGCAACGGAGTAATCATGTCACAGAACTGGATGCGGCATTTCGAGCTGCAGCTCGTTGATGACAACGGGCAGGGTATACAGCTCAGCGACTTTAAAGTGACCTTCACGATCGACTGGTTCAACATCAGCAGTGCGTCGCGGGTGGGCACATTCAAAATTTACAACCTGTCAGCAGATACGGTGAACCGCATCACCGGGCAGGAGTTTTCGAAAGTGCGGCTGATTGCTGGATATGACGGCATTGCGCCGGAAGTAGCGGCCAGCGATGTTGGTGTTGCGCGGGAAGTCGACGCCGGCACGATTGGGCAGAGTGATGGTCGCAACTATGGGTTGATTTTCAGCGGAGAGATCCGCTACTCGGTCACAGGAAAGGACAGTCCGATTGATTCCTACGTGCTGATTCAGGCCGCAGATACCGATCTGGCCTTCGCCACCAGCATCACCTCGCAGACGCTGGCCGCCGGTTACACGGTCGCCGATGTCAATCGCGCGTTGATGAAAGACTTCGGAGCCAAAGGCGCGACCGAAGGGTTGACACCGGAAATGCCCGCAACGGTGTTTCCTCGTGGTCGTGTGCTGTTCGGCATGACCCGGCACCTGATGGATAATGTAGCTTCACAGTGTGGCGCCACGTGGCAGTTTGTGGATGGCCAGCGGCAGATGGTGGCAAATAACGAGTACGTGCATGACGCGATTGTGCTCAACAGCGCCACCGGGCTGATCGGTATGCCGCAGCAAACCATCGGTAACGGTGTGAACGTTCGCGCGCTGATTAACCCGAACATCCGGGTAAACGGGCTCATTCATCTGGATCAGGCTTCTGTATTCCGCACCGCGCTGTCGAACAACGATATCGCGATGGCTGGCGGGCAGATTACCGACCAGAACACGGACGGCAATATCACGCTCAGCGGCACCACGGCACAGCCTGCCAGCATTGCAACGGATGGCGTTTATATTGTGCGCGGGATTATGTACACTGGCGATACAAGGGGCCAGGCGTGGTACATGGATATGATGTGCGAAGCGCGCGGGGCTCAAGATTTGAGAACTCAGGATTCGCTCAATCGGGGGTAAGTGTGAAAGCATTCGCTTTTTGCATTCTAGCTTTAATGTCATTCGGAGCTTCAGCAAGCGGCTATACAGCGTACTGTGGGCCATACACCATTGTTGCAAAAATTGGTGAAATGGACATGATCAACGGAGAACGTGTCACCTCTCAGAAAATTACAAATCTGGGGGCGGACGGTATCAAAATTGATATGGGGCTTATGCCAGCCAAAGACGGTAACAACTACGGCTTTGAATACATTCGTCGTCCGGGTACCGAAACGCGTTTCCTGAACGTCCAACTGCTGCAGAACAGTATGGACGCGCCGAAAATCATCGGCTCTTTTCCTTGCAAAAAGGTGGAAGGATAGTGACTGAAGAAAAGCAGAAAGACCCTCTTGATGAGTTTGTGGAGCCTGACTTCGAAAAGTTACTATGTGGTGTAGATGCTTCACTGGTAATCAGATTTTTTCATTATTTCTCTCGCTTTGAGCATGCTCTGAAAATTCTTGGATTTAAAAGAACGGATCGCCGAGGGTATCTCATCGGTGCTGATTGGGACGATTTCGTTGGTAAACATAATATTCCTTACCCGTCAGGTAGTGCTAAATTAGATACTGCCATTGATATGCTCTGCAGTAGCCCTGTCAAAAGGCAAAAGTCTAATTTGACTTGGGAGAAGCCAGCGGCTTTAACTGTTAGTTTTGAAAATGCGTTGAAACAAGTTCCCTACATCAGAAATAATTTATTCCATGGCGGTAAATATTTTAGGCCTGAAAAGCAAAGGGATGATGCTTTAGTTTTATCAGCGATTTACCTGATTCAAGTCTGCCTGGATGCTTTTCCGCATGTTCTTCATGAATTTAATAATACTGGAACCTAAGCGAATATCTCACCTATTAGACCCGCCTATCGGCGGGTTTTTGCTTTCTGGAGCCAACCAAATGGCAGTATCTGACCAGACCCGCAGCGGCGACCTTGCCGAAACATTTAAATCTGAGCGTGAAACAACAAAAAACCAGATTCGTGTCGCTATACCTGGCATTATTCAGTCATTCGACCCTGACGAGGTTACGGCGGTTGTGCAGCCTGCAATCCGTTATGTTGAAATTGATAACGATGGGAACAGGGTTACCAGACCTTATCCGCTGCTGGTGGATGTCCCTGTGGTATTCCCTACCGCCGGTGGAGTCACGTTAACGCTACCGGTGAATCCTGGCGATGAGTGCGAACTTAAGTTTCAGGACCGCTGTATTGATTTTTTCTGGCAAAGCGGCGGAGTTCAGGAACCTGTCGACGACCGCATGCACGATCTATCCGATGCTACCTGCTCAGTGGGGCAAATATCCCAGCCCAACAGAATAAAAAATGTCAGCACAACCTCGGCGCAGCTTCGAAGCGTGGACGGGAGTACGTACATCGACCTGAATCCGGGAACGCAGAAAATTAAAATCGTAGCACCGGGAGGTGTGGAGGTGATTACCCCGCTGGCTGACTTCTCTGAGAAGGTCACTATTCACGGTTTGTTAACGTGGATGGGCGGCATGATCGGTTCCATAGCTTCTGGCGTGGCATCAACAATCACCGGTGCTGTTGAGTTTATCGGCAGTGTGAAAGCGAACGGCAAGACAATCGACAATACGCACACTCACGGCGGTGTCCAGCGCGGTAGCAGCGATACAGACGAGGTGAACTGATGCGATACAGACGTGAAGACGCCGACGGTGATTACACTTTTGGCAGCGGCGATGATACCTGGCTGATTAACTCGCCAGAGGCCGTGGCGCAGGCTGTGAAAACGCGATTCGAATTGTGGTACGGGCAATGGTTCCTCGATACAACAGAAGGGACACCGTGGATCCAGTCTGTGCTCGGTAAACAGAAACCGGAAACTTATAATCTGGCGATCCGCAAGCGCATCCTCGAAACGCGAGGCGTGAG